GGCGATGTAATTGAGGTAGGTTGTATATCTGGGGGGCTTGTTGCGACATCTGCAACACGGCTTGGTACTGTACTACTCGCTGGGCCATTGTAGAGCTGTTAGGGTCGCTTACAGGGATTACATCGACCATAGCGTAGTCAGACTGACGTGCTGCTACTTCGCCTCTATTAGGCATGTAGTCGTACTCTTCCGGCGCTTCTTCGGCCATGATAGCTTTGAGCATCTTAAACTCTAGCTTCATAGCATAGTGAACACGTGCCTGTACCGCAGCCATCGGCTTCAACGTACGCTCTAATAGGGCTAACGTAGTTCCTACAGGTGCATTCGCAGACATATCAGATATGTTCATATCACTGATAGCGCCTAAACGACGGCCTTCAGTGGTAATCTGGTTAAGTAACGCTAGCAGAGTTTGGCTAGGCTCCTTATAAGGTAGGGGCATTATGTTTTCACGGATGCTGCCTGACGGCACATCTACATCTTTAAACTCGCCCGGTTCGATTGGGGAGTCATCGCCTTTAATACGCAATCCACGAGACTTCAAACCGCCGGGAAGGTTAGATAGGGTACCAGCGTCCACCAGTTGTCGTATAATCGACGTTCCTGCTTTAGCGTACCCCCCTACTATATGTATGAGTCCGAGGCCGTAGAAGCCAAATCCGGGCACGTATACGTAATGTACAAAGTGCTGGCGCTTCATGGTGAGTATGTCTTCCTCGTCCCAATTACGACGAATGGCAAGTATTTCTTCTGTACCACGCTCTATCGTGACGATGTAAGGTTTAGCTATGCCATCCTCATCGTCTACGCCTTCAATGATTATATCGGCATGAATCTCGTATATCGTGTAGCGATCATCATCAGTGATGTCGTACCCGCCTTCCTCGGCTTTCTTTTCTTCGATGTCGGTGTGGAACGGGCGAGGGTCTCCTAACTCTACTCCTGCATAAAAGCCGCTCACTTGCAGCTTCATTATTTCGTTCTTGGTTTTACGCATTACGTGGGTAACGCGCTCGGCGGATTCGATGTTAGATGCGCCGTAAGGCACGATAACGTCTTCTGCTGGGATATAGATAGCGGCTTGTCTACCTATATTGGGGTCGAAGTAAACCTTCTTAAACGCCGATCCTGCAAGTCCTAGGCTATATAGCATTCTCTCGTGTTCTGGACGGTACTCCACCATGTTCTCTGTAAGCTCATAGTTCATGTCCGCTTTTACACGTTCTGCTGCTTCTAGCTTCTCTTTAGTCTCTTTACCTAGAACCTTTACCCTTACCGGCCCTTGAGCAGGGAAAGTCTCACTCATGGTCTCTGCTTGGAACCGGATAGCTGCCTCGGCTAGAACTGTAGAGTTCACGCCACATGCGCCCTGCCAAGGAGTCGTACGCTCTTCGTACTTAAACCCTAGGATGTCTAGCCCTTTAACGTATGTTTCAGCCCAGTCTTTACGGCTGTCCACGTCTGCGTCAACCATACCTATTAACTCACCTGATAACTCGTTTAAGAGTCCTTCGTCAAGTGCGTCCACCAAGTTAGCATCAAACGCCATTAAGTCAGTCTCGTTAACGTCAGGGATCAGGGTGATCTCCATACTACCGTCGGATAGGGTTACCATTTCAGGATCAACTATCTCGATAGACAAGTCCGCTTCCATGTCCGCTTCTTCTATTTCTACGTCTTCTATGCTTTCTGGTGCGGCGTAGATACCTTTCTCAATTGCCATTTTGTAACCTCTTAATAAAACCCGCTACCGCGATGTTTAAAGTATTTAATTTCTTCTGGCTCATCAGTGGGTAGTCGTATAAATCCGCCTTGTCTGAACCGCATAAGTGCCATAACTGTGGAATCCACTAGATCGTCATGGCTCATAAAGGGAAACCCAGCGATCTCTTCTACTACTTCCTCTGCCCATCTAGTCTGTGGAACCCATACTAAGCCAGATTGCACGATATCAGACACAGAGTTTAGACGTGCTAGTTTATCACCAGAACCTCTATGGGGGGTATATTCTTGTACAAGTAAGCCCATACGACGCATTTCTTGGTATAACGCTACCCCAGAACTCTTTTTCTCTACTATAAAGGCGTCTGGTTCCCATTCCATATACTGATCCATAGCTAGTTCTTTTAGCTCGTGGAACTCCATACGCTCTTTTATACTATTAAGCAAGATTATATTATACGCCGAAGTCTCCTCATTAAGAAACACCCCCCACGTAGTAAGTGCTGTAAAGTCAGCACGGTTGTGTTTTTCGGCTGCGGAGTCAAGGGACATAATTATATACTCACAGGCGGGTGGCCGCTCTGCATCCCACTCGTTCCACCACTCTCGTTTGACCAGTGCTGCCTCTTCTGCGGTGGGTTGTTGTTGATATTGAGCGTTCCACTGGAACGTAGGCATGGATGCCTTGGTACGTAGTAGGGCTTCAAGATCAAAAAACTCAGGCCATAGGGGTTTTTGTATGGGTTTACCTGTTTCTTTATCATCTACATCTAATATTGCAGGGAATTCTATGACCTCATACTGGTCAGCTCGCTCATTTTGAGTCATATCTTTAACTACACGGCCCGTCAGGTCGTCCATATGCCATCTAGTTTGGATAATAGCTACACTACCTCCGGGCATAAGGCGAGTACGAGCACCAAATGTAAACCACTCATATGCCTTCTCAAACACCACAAAGTTACCATTAATAACGTCTTGCTCAGAGTGCGGATCATCTACTAATAGTAAGTGGGCACCACGACCAGCCAATGCGGAACCAACACCACAGGCGTAATACTCACCACCCATGTTTGTGTTCCACCGTCCGGCTGATTTAGAGTCACTTGCAAGTTTTACTGTCGGGAAAATATCTGAGTAGGCTTCACTAGCTAAGATATTACGTACCTTACGTCCGAAGTCTACCGCCAAATCGGTAGTATGCGATACCATCATAACCTTTTTATTAGGGTTACGTCCTAGATACCACGCGGGGTAGAATATAGATACAAGTTGGGACTTACCATGACGAGGAGGTATGTTTACGCACGCCCTGTCTTTGTCCCCTCTTTCGATTGCCATTAGCAAATCAGCCAACATGCGATGATGTTTCCCAACTAAGTAGTCAGGTTGCATGATTTTACAGAATTCAATCAGGTCGTCGTGCGCGGCTTTAACTGTACGCCTTTTATCCAACTCATCAACGAGTTTCTCTATCTCCACCACTTCATCAGTAGTAAATTCGTCGATATTATCCAACATGTGTTGAATTTCTTCTTGGGTAAAGTCTACAGCACCGTCATTCACTACTTAATAGCCCTAGTTCTGCGTCTACATCTATGGTTTGGCCGTCTAAAACGACCTCATCTACAGGATTTACCAGTTTTTCTAGCTTATTACGCAGTTTTGCCTTCAAATCATCCGTTGACTGGTGTGTAACGGTCACTTCTGACTTCTCTGCAAACAACCCTACGTCTGAAATCTTACCCAGTAACTCCAACGCTCGAATACGGACACGTGGGTCGGGGTTTTCTGTCTCTAATATTAGCTTATTTGTTACTAAATGACGCACAGAAACGGCTGACTCCACTACAGAGGCACCAAATTCCGTGAGTATGTTGCTAGTTAGCACCAGCGAGGCTGGGGTCAGGTTAGCTATACGTTTGTTTGTTGCTTTTTTCGATGTCTTTTCAGGGTCATCGGCATACGCTAAAGCAATTTTAGCTGCTACGTCTTTATCTTCTTTACTAGGTTTTAATTCTAACCCATGTTCTGCCAGCTCTAAGGCCGTAGTCTTCGCTGCTTGCGCACGGACACTCAAGTCCACCGCAGGATCGTCATCAAATAGCGGAACCCCAGTCTCAGGTTCGAGTTTAATAGTCATATTGTAATCGCAGGTTGTTAAACCGGAGTGCCTTTGTAACACACTTATTTTCTATAAACAAGTGTAGGTGAGTTACTCATACCATTTATGGTATATATGAGATAAATAAATTGCATTTACGGTATGACCTACACTTATATATAATACCGCCTCTTTTAACCCCCCACTGTATTGAGGATATTTTGTGTTTGGTATTACTTTGTTTATTATTTCGGCGTGTGTTGTCGTTGTTACAGGATTATTGCTTATTGCGTTAGATGAAGGTCTTCCCTTTTAAAGTTCTGTAGGGTGTAAAGCCCTTCTTGTTCTGCTTCACCTGTAAACTTGTTAGGGTTTAAGTTCATACCCGTTCTACGCCCTAACTCGTTTGCCCCCATAATAATTACTTTTTGCATATCTAAGGCTATGAACATATAGAAGTCTGCTAGCTTTGGTGTGCGTAGATTATAGTAGTAGCGTGTAAGTGATCTATCTTCTGTTATCTTAGAGGGGTTTGCAGCCTTTACTTGTAAAGTAAACATATCATTATTGTTTGACTGGCACCACAAATCTACTCCGGAACGGTCTACGTGGTGGCACTCTATACCAGCACGTTCTAGCACATACATAGCAAAAAATTCTCCTACCCTACCTACATGCGATGAGTTGTTTACTCTATTAGATACCTTAATAGCAGTTCTCCGTCACAGCCAAACACGTATATACAGTACAGTATAAAAAATTTTTTACAAGTCAAGTCTTTAAAATAGGTGGGGGGG